GGGCTATGGGTGCTCAAATTATGCAGAATCAAGGTATCTCTGTTCAGTTCTCTGAAATGGATGCTGACAACTTTACAAAGAATATGATTACTGTAAGAGTTGAGGCTCGTATTGCATTCCCTATCTATTACAATGGTGCGTTTGTGTACGGAGATTTTGGCAATGTTGCTTAGGTAATATAACATAATTATCCTATCTTTGAGGGGAGTAGTTCAAAAGCTACTCCCTTTTTTATGATAGGTATATATAAAATCACAAGCCCAAGTGGCAAAATTTACATTGGCCAAACAACCAATTTTACTAAAAGAAAAAACTATTACAAGAATGGTGCAAAGCCATATCAAGTAAGGATTTACAATTCATTGCAAAAGTATGGTTATGATGCACATCATATTGTGCTAATTGAAGAATGTTTAGTACATAATCTTAATGAACGAGAAAGGTATTGGCAAGACTTTTATAATGTTATTGGAGAGAATGGACTTAACTGTAGACTTACCGAAGCCAAAGGTAAAAGTGGTTTTATAAGTGATGAATCAAAGGCTAAAATGTCTGAAGCTAGAAAAGGAAGAATATTCGACCAAGTGTGGATTGACAAATTAAGAAATTCTGCTATGGGTAAAAAACATAGCGAAGAAACTAAGAAAAGAATATCAGAATCAAATAAGGGCAAAAAGTTTACTGCTGAACATATAGCTAAACTACCACAAAATCAAAAAGGTAAGTTTAGGCCCAAAGCATCAGAAGCTACTAAAATCAAGCAAAGTTTTAATAGCGGAAAATCAAGGGTAGTTTACCAATATACTATGAATGGTATGTTTATAGATGAATATAGAAATGTCTCTGAAGCTCAAAGATATTTAGGTATAAAAAACATAAGCTCTGCTGCTTTAGGTAAGATTCCATCATCAGGAGGCTTTAAATGGTCATACACTAAATTTTAGCTATTTTTGTAAAAATTAAGCATAATGCAGATAGTAAGAGATATAGCTGTTTTATCGGATACGATTACAGAGCCGATAACATTAGCTGAGGCTAAAAATTATTTAAGGGTAGATTACAATGAGGATGATGATTTAATTGAAGCTTTAATTACAAGTGCTAGAGTAAGACTTGAGCAATATGCTGGGGTGGCAATGACACCTAGAACACTACAAGTTATTGCGTATGTTGATGAGTTAATAGAATTACCATATTGCCCTATAGGAACGGTATTAGATGTGGAGTATTTAAGCGGATCGGATTGGGTTGAATTAGGCGAATCAGATTATATAGCTATAGGCATAAACACAATGAAAATAGTTCCTGTTGGTTTTTATTCTATGGAATTTAGATTTACATATACTTGTGGGTATAATGACGTTCCTTCAAGTATGAAGACTGCTGTTTACAAGCTATTATCTGACCTATACGAGTACAGAGAATCAAGTGTTGAATCAAGTAAGCCAAGTGCCAATTTAATGACAGCCTATGAGCTTATGAGGCCATTTAAACGCATTAATATCTTTATTTAATGATAGAACAATTAAGAAATAGAATCACCTTTAATACTAAAACAAGCGTTTCTGATAGTGCTGGTGGCTTTGTGAACACACTTGTTGCTTATTACACTTGCTGGGCTCAAATTGTCTCTAATACAAATTCTAAGACTAATATAACAGGTAGAGATAGCTTGAATGATTCAATCACCTTCAGAATTAGATATACTACTAGTAAAACATTTACTAATGCTCTTGTAATTACTTGGAAATCAAGAACTTATCTAATTAATTCTATTATAAACGAAGAAGATTTAAACAAATATTATTTAATCGGTTGTTCAACTCTTAAGTAATGGCTACTTTTAATGCTAAGATTACTGGTGTAGATGCCATTATTAGAAAGATTAATAATGCACCTAAAAAAGTAGCTGAAGAATCTACAAAGATTATAAATGATTCCGTAAAGGAAATAGCTAATGCAGCAAAAGCAAAAGTACCAGTTGCTAAAAGAAATGGTGGAACTCTCAAAAATTCAATAGGTTATAGTATTTATAAGCAAGGAATAGGAGCATCAGTTTATGCTGATACAAGATATGCTGCCTATGTAGAATTTGGTACAGGAGATATGGGGTTTGGAATACCTGTTTACCCAAATATTAATATGAATGATTTAGAAGGTTATGCATTGTCTTTTAAGAAAAATAAAAAGTTTATAGGAATGCCTTATAGACCATATATGTTTAATTCATACAGCGAAGTTTTAGGCAAGATGGTTAACAAGATTAAGAAAATAAGGATATAAATATATTTCGTTAAATTTGTAAAAAATGAAGGACTGCGGATATACACTAAGGAAAGCTTATATAGATAAGCTTACATCGGCTTCTTATTCATTAGGTGTTTATGATACCATTGCACCTGATACTGTAGAACCACCTTATTTGATTATCAGTAGTCAGACACAAGCAGAGAATAGCAACAAACAAAGTTTCGGTTTTGATGTTACCATTCAATTTGACATAGTTTATAGAACTTTTAAAGCAGGAGAAGTAGGGCAAAAGACTGTTGATACTTACACTAATGAATTTTTAAATATTGTTGGTGTTTATCCTCCTCTCTACCCAAATACAGCACCTGATTTTAAAATAGTTACTAGAAAGGTTGGCAGTAATATTGCTACCTTTGACTATGTGAATGAAGCTTATGTTTTCAGAAGAGTGATAACAATGGATCATTTCGTGAATCAATTAACATAATATAAAATAAAATAAAATAAAATGGCAACAACAGGGATTTTTAACGGAACTTCATTAGTAGTTCTAATTGGAACTGAAGTAATAGGATATGCTACTTCTTGTTCTTTAAGCTTGGCTGTAGACACTCCAGATTCATCTACTAAACAAAGTTTAGGTTGGGCTGAACATATTGGTGGTCAAAAGTCTTGGTCTTTAACAACTGATGGTTTAGCTACAGTAGTACCTGGTACAGTTGCTACTTATGTAACTACAGCTGAATTAAATGCTTTAGCAATAGCTAGAACTGCTGTTACAGTTAAATTTACTACAGTAGATAATTCAACAGTAGGTGGTATAACTCCAGTTTCAGGTGATGTGATTTATTCAGGTTCAGCATTTATTGAGAGTGTAGATTTGACTGCTGATATGGAGAATCCAGTTACTTACTCAGTATCTTTCGTAGGAACAGGAGTATTAACTATCGCTACCAACGCATAATAACCAACCAAAAATAAACCAAAATGAGAGGACAATTTGAATTAACTCTTTCCGATGGAAAGAAGATACCGATGCGTTTTTGTACCTGGAGTCTTAAAAGATTCTGTCAATTACAAGGCATAGGGCCTTCTGAAATAGGAGAGGCTTTAAGTGGACAAGCATCTTTAGACGCTATTATAAACTTATTGAAAGCTGCTGCTGAATATCCATTATACTCGCAAGGTATAACACCAACCTTTACTGAAATAGAAGTTTGTGATTGGGTAGATGATATGGGAGGAATGGGAAGTCATAAATTCCAGGAAGTAATGTCAGCATTATCAGAAAGTATGCAAAGCGGTATAGAAGTAGCCCCAACAAAGTCAAGTAAAAAGGATGGAGTAAAAAAAAATTAGAGTGGATTGACATAGAGAAATATACAATGGGGGAGTGCAAAGTGCTTCCCCATTTGTTTTGGGAGATGACTATGGCTGAATTAGATTTTATTTGGTATGGTTATAGGCACGAGGAAGAGCAACAATGGATTAGAACTAGATGGCAGACAACAGTCTTAGTTAATATCCAATTACCGAAAGGGAAGAAAGTAAAACCACAAGACTTAATTGAGTTAGATTGTGATAATCGTAACTTTGTAAAGCCTAGAATAATGGATAAAGAAGAATTAGAGAAAGTACTTAAAAAATATGGACATATATAAACTTATAGGATAATGGCAGATAATCAGATGGTGAAAATTGAGTTCGACTTTGATTTAGGAAATGTTCCTGCATCAGCTAAGAAGTTTGCTGAATATCTAAAAGGAATAGAAGCTAGTTCAAAAGAAACTCAAGCTCAATTAAAAACATTAGGCAATGAAATAGATAAGACTGCTGATAAGATGAATAAATCAGGTGGGTCTATTAAAAAGTCTAATCAACAATGGACAAACTTTGCTTTAGTAATACAAGATTTACCTTATGGTTTTAGAGGTATTCAAAATAACTTACCTGCTCTTTTAGGTGGAATTGCTGGTTTAGCAGGGCCTATATATCTTGTTGGTTCAGCAATTATTGCATTAGTGACTTTATGGGATCAAGGGTTCTTTAAAATGAAGAATGCTACTGAAGCTTTAACAAAAGCTAATAAAGAATACTCAGAAAGTATAAAAACAGCAATGGGTAGTGCTGGTGAAGAAATTGCTAAGATTAATGCCTTAACATCTGCTGCTAGTAATCAAGAGCTTTCAATGAGCAAAAGGCTAAAAGCAGTAAAATTATTACAAGATCAATACCCTTCATATTTTGGTAATTTAACACAAGAGCAAATTCTTAATGGCAATGTATCAAGTGCCGTAGATAAGGTAAAATTTGCTATAATCGAAAGAGCTAAAGCTACTGCTATTGCTGGTAAAATTAATACAATATCATCTGATAAGTTTATTAAAGAAGAAGAGCTATTTCAATTGGCATTACAGAAGACAAAGAGGATGCAAAGCGATATTGCTTTAGCTACATCTCACGGATATAAAGGCAAAGCATTAAAAGGATATTTAGATTTTACTTTATTTGATATTAGAGAAAAAGAAAATTTAATAAAAGGAGAAATAGGGAAATTAGATATAGAGTTAAATAGACTTGGTGGTTTGTACGAAAAGACTACAGCTAATACTTTAGATTTAGGGCCTAATGATGATAAAAAGAAGGCTGCTGCTGCTACTAAGTTATATAAAGATAATCTTAAAGCACAAGCTAAGTTTAAATCTGCATTTGATAAAAGAGTTGCTTTGAGTATGAACCAAGCAACATCTCCTATTGCAGATAGTTATGAGCAAGATATTAAAAATGCAGAAAAAGAACAACAAGATGCTTTAGCTTTTCAGCTTAAAAATATTAAAGAAACTTCTGCAATTACTTTAAATGTAATTAAAGAAAAATATCAAACAGAAGTAAGTGAAGCACAAGGCAGTTATGAAAAAATTAAAGTAGCTCAAGAAAATATGAGAGCTAGTTTAGATGCTGCTTATAAAGATGGATCACTTGGGTTAATTGAATATTCAAAAGCAGTCACAAACCTAGTTCAAGACCAAAATAAAGCAGCTTTAAAAAATGCTGAAGAATTAATGGCTCAAACTGTTAAAATAGGCATAGGTATAATGAATGCCTTAGGCCCAGCTTTAGATTTATTATTAGAAAAAGGTGCTAATATTGGGGAGGTTTTAACTAAAGCATTCCAAGATATTATTAAGAAATTAGTAAAGGTTGCTATTACAGCAGCAATAGCTGTAGCTATTATGTCTTTGATACCTGGTTTAATACAACCAGGTAAGGGATTAGCTACTTTTGGCAATTTAGTAGCAGGTGGTATGGGGCTTGGCTCTGCTTTATTTGGTGGAGGAGGTAGTGCTGGTGCAGATGCTTCTCAAGCGACTAACGCAATTAATACTATACAAACAAATCAAACATCTGATAATAATGGTCAATTTGTATTAAGAGGTAATGATTTAGTATTAGCTTTGAATAGGTCTGAATCATCATTAAACTTAAGAAGAGGTTCATAATGGCATATTATAACAAATATAAATTTACGTTTGCTACAAGGGCTAATAAGACTGCTTACTTGTATTTACAAGAGGACTTAGGTTCTGCACCAACGGTAATTGAATACCCTGGTAAGAATTTAAACCTTCAGTACATACCTAATTCAGATGATCCGTTTGAACCAATATTTGCCAGTCAATTAGGAGTAACAATAGACGTTACTGATAATATAGCTAACATACCTGATTTAACAACATTAAACGATAGAAAGTACTTTGCTAAACTTTACCTAGATGCTACTTTAGAATGGTGTGGATGGGTATTAAGTGATGGTGTTAGTATTAGCTATTCTACAGGTCGTAAGATGATGTCGTTTAATGCTATTGATGGTTTAGGTATGCTAGATAAAATACCTTTGCCTATAGCAAATACTACTGATATTAATGCAATTAATACCTTACTTTATTTTATTAGATTATGTCTAAATAGTAATGGGTTCCCTACTAATCCTAACATAATGACAGTTTGTTCTTATTATGCTACAGGTATGACAGATAGAGCAACTAATTCTTATAGTGAACCTTTTAACCAAACATATTTACCATATAGAACCTTTATAGATAATGGAGTAACATATATAAGTTGTTTAACTGTATTATCTAATATTGTTAAATCATTTGGTTGTAGATTATTTCAAGCTGGTGGCAAATGGTGGATAGTAGCAGTTAATCAGTTTGCTAATACAACCAATTGGTACACAGAATATACTTATACAGGAACAGTTGCTGCAAGTGGGAGTAACTTGAACACATTAAGCACTATTCAAGCTTATACAGGCAATACAAGTGGCTTATATTTTATAGATAATTCTCAAACAAAATTGCTTAAAAAAGGCTTTAATAGAATTGAAGATAATTATCAAATAGAAATGACTCCAAATTATTTCTCTAATGGAAATTTTAGGCCTTATGTTTCTGCTCAAGCAAGTAACTGGTTAGCACAATGGAATGGTGGAACTGGCAATAGTGTAACAATAGTAGATAATGCATCAGAAAGCTTTGCTTCATATAGATTAAATGTTAATAATAGTACTGGTAGTAATGCTTGGATTGAAACTCATCCTTCATCATTAATTAAAATACCAGCTACATCTCTTTTAGAAATATCTTGGATATTCCAAGGGCAAGATTTAAGTTCATCTCCAAGAGGTGTTGTTTATTTAACATTATCAGATGGGATAAGTGTATATTATTGGAATGGTACTATATGGACAACATCTAGTCAATTTATGATTGTACCAGCTTATTCAGGAGCAGCAGGGGGAGATACCATTAATGATTATAGCTTTAAAACATTAGTTACTCCAATTGCAGGTCAATTAAAGTTTAAGTTTTCATTAGAAAATGGAACTGGAAGATTTGCTCAAATTAGCAATATAAAATTAGCAATTACATCATCTGTTAAAAGTGTTAAATATTATAGTTATATAAATCCTACCTTAGACTATGTAAAAACTATTGATATACCTTATGGTGCTTTATCTGCTAATAATAACTACCCAATTGAAAAAGGTATGCTTATGTTAAGCAATAATAATCTTGCAACAGGTTGGTACGAATATGGTGTGGCAACTACTTATGGTAGTTTATTAAAATTATTAATGCAAAAATATACTAACATATATGGTAAAAATATAATAAATCTTGATTGTGATTTATCTAGTTTTTCTACATCAAATGGGGTATTAAACGCTTCTAAACTATTTAAAGCTACAGATACAGACCCTAGTAGCATAAATATAGCAAGTAATTCATATATGTTAGGCAATTCTACTACAGACTATGCTCAGGATAGAAGCAATGCTACTTTATTACAAATATCTAATACAACAATATCAGCAACTATTGATAGTGAAACATCTTTTAATGAACTTATATAAATAATATGCCAAACGCAATAAACGGAACGAATATAGTTTTATATGAATATGATAGCAACGCTATCTACTACTTTAATGGAGGTACTGCACAAGGTACTTTTGATAGTATTGTATGTAAAGAATTAAGCAGAAGTCAAGTAGGTGGAACATCGGTTACATTTACTAAAACAGGAGCAGGAACAATAGCTTCGTTTATTACGGATGCTTTAGATCCTGGTGTAACTACGATACCAGCAGGAACTTGGACTTTTAGTGCTTATTATTCTATTCTAACTGCCTTTGCAGGTGCTCAGGTTCAGTATCAATTATATAAATATAATGGTAGTGTCGCTACTTTGTTGTTTACATCGTCAGCAACGACCTTAACAGCCACATCTACGACCTTATATTCTACGGCAATGACAGTTACTCAAACAACTATAAGTGCCACAGATAGGCTTCTAATTAAGGTTAATTATGCAGGTACAACAACCAATCAAATTACTCTTTATACTCAAGGCACTAATTTAGCTAAAGTAACTACAACTATACCACTAGGAACCCCAATGGGAGCTTCTACAAGCTGTACATTTGAATCATCTACTGAACAAGTAGAAGTAACCTCACAGACATCAGCTTGGTTTAGAGAGTATAAAAATGATGTCACAACTTGGACTGTCAGTTGTGATGGGTTTATAGCCATAAGTGGCTATTCTTATCTTGCTTTAATGCAGAAACAATTAGATAGAGCTTCTATAGATGTTAGATTTTCCATAGACAATGACAATGCAGATGCTAGTGATACCTATGGTTATTCAATAGTAAGTGGAACGACTAATATTACATCAATTAGCTTAAGTGCTCCTGTAGAGGGGGTTTCTACTTATTCTTTATCATTACAAGGGACAGGCCCATATTCTATAACATAATTAATCCTTATATCAACAATAGCAAGGATTATATAGACTTATTTAATAATTGATTAAATTTGTAAAAATTATAAATAATGGCTTCTTACGCAAATGCTGATTTTAAACCTGCCCAATATAATATCCAAATGTGGAAGAACGACACTTGGAATAATACTTTCACATTATTAAATGAGGCTACCCCAATTAACTTAACAGGGGCAACTGTGGAAATTCAGATTAGAAAAAAGGCTAATTCATCAGATGCTTTGGCTACTTTAACTATAGGGAATGGTATAACAATCTCTGGAGCAAGTAGTAACATAATAACTGTAGCTTACAATGTAGATATAGATGCTGGTTCGTATGTTTACGATATGGCTATTCAGTTCTCTGATGGTACTGAGAAAACTTATATTTGGGGCATATTCATAATTTACGAAGATGTAACTAAAATAAACTAACTAGAATGATAAATTTAACCGTTGTTGAGGATAATGTAACGATAACCGTAAGTGAGGTTGGGCCTACTGGCCCTGCTGGTCAAGGTGTTCCAGTAGGTGGAACTACTGGTCAAGTTTTGACTAAAACAAGTAGTACTAACTATGCTACAACTTGGGCTAACAATGGAACTGGAACTGTTACAAGTGTGGGGATTACTGAATCTAGTGCTGCTTTGAATATCACAGGAAGTCCTGTTACAACAAGTGGTAATATTAATATTGGTTTTGCTGGTACTTCTGCTCAGTATGTAGCAGGTGATGGTTCTTTATTAACTTTCCCTACTACTCTTGATGAAGCTAAAAGACTTGTAACTCAAGTAACCAATAGAAGTGGTGCTTTAATGACAAAAGGTACTATTGTTTATATCAATGGTGCTCAAGGCAACTTGCCAACAATAGCTAAATCACTTGCTACAAGCGATGCTACTTCTGCTCAAACTCTTGGTTTTTTACAAACTGACATTGCAAACAATGCTTCAGGTTATGTAGTTATAGCAGGAAAGATAGAAAATCTAGATACAAGTGCTATTACTGAAGGTGCTCAATTATACCTTAGTTCTACTATAGCAGGTACTTATACTACAACTAAACAATATGCACCTGCACATTTAGTGTATGTAGGTGTAGTAGTTAGGTCTCATCCGACCCAAGGATCAATCGAGGTTAAGGTACAAAATGGGTATGAATTAGATGAAATTCATAATGTATCAGCTCAGACTCCATCAAATAATGATAGTATATTTTTTAATACTTCTACTCAATTATGGGAGAATAAATCAATAAATTCTGTATTAGGTGTTACACCAATTGGTTTAACAAGCTTAAGTGGAATTGCTCCTGTTTCTTATAATAATACTAATGGTCAATTTAGTATGGCTGCTGCTAATGGTAGCGTACCAGGTTATTTAACGACTACTGATTGGAATACTTTTAATAGCAAAGTTGCTCCTACTACAACGGTAGCGACTACTACTCCATTGCAAGGTGGTGGAAATTTAAGTGCTAATAGGACTTTATCAATTACTCAAGCTGATACATCTACAGATGGATATTTAAGTGCTACAGATTGGAATACATTTAACAATAAAGTAAATTCATCAAGACAAATTACAGCTACATCGCCTTTAACAGGTGGTGGAGATTTATCAAGTAATGTTACAGTTGGTATTACTGCTGCAAGTAGTTTAACAGATGGTTATATTACTGCATCTGATTATGTTGACTTTAAAAATGGTATAAAGCAATTAGGTACACAAACTTTAGGATATTATCCTATTTACACAGGAACAAATCAAATTGGTAATGGTTCTTTATATGAATCAAGCGGTACTTTATATTTACCTGCAAGTGTAAATCAATCAGGTTTAGGTAATAGTAAGGCTGTAGTAACAGATGGTAGTGGCAATACAGTTTCTGCAACAATTGGAACTGGCTTATCTTTAGTTGGAGGAGTATTAACTGCAACAGGTACAGGATCAGGTTCTATAGGTGGTACAGGTACAATCAACTATGTTCCTAAATTTAGTGGTACTTCTTCAATAGGAAATTCTAATATTACTGATAGTGGAACTTTGATTACTTTAGGTTCTAATACTACAATTTCAAGTGGTGCTTTAGGTATTAGTACATCAACTTTAACAGGATATTCTTTAAGAGTAAATAAAAATCCTACTGGGGCGACAGTTGCTTATGGTATTAGTATGGAAGGAACAGTTCAGTCAGATGTTACAAGTGCCTTTGTTGGTTATAGAACTCTAATAGCAACATTAAATTCTGCATTTACTTTAGGTATATTAACACATTTTGATGCCTATCAAGGTGTAATAGGTGCAGGAAGTTCATTAACAACTCAATATGGCTTTGTTGCAGAATCTAATATGATTGGAGCAACTAACAACTACGGATTCTACGGAAACATACCAAGTGGCACAAACAGATGGAATCTATATATGAACGGTACTGCCAATAACTATATGGCAGGTTCGTTGGGTATAGGTAGTACAAGTTTAACAGGATATATTTTAAGATTAGCTAATAATATCACAGGTTCTACTTCTTCTTATGCAATAAGAAACACAGGTATTGTACAATCAGATGTTACATCAGCAGCTTTTGGTGTTTCTAATACTGCACAAACTGCTGCTGCTTCTTTTACTTTAGGAAGTTATTATCATTTTATAGCAGGACAAAGTGCATTTGGCGCAGGTTCAACAGTAACTAATCAATATGGCTATTATATAGATTCTACATTAACAGGTGCTACTAACAATTATGGCTTCTATGGTAACATAGCAAGTGGTACTAACAGATGGAATTTCTATGCAAATGGAACTGCTGCTAATTATATGGCAGGACAAGTTGCAATAGGAACTACAACATTAGTAGCAAGTGCCAAATTAAATGTCAGTTCTACAACTCAAGGTTTCTTACCCCCTGTAATGACTACAACACAAAAGAATGCAATAGCTACTCCTGCTACAGGGTTAATAGTATTTGATTCAACATTAGCTAAACTATGTGTTTACACAGGTGCAGCTTGGCAAACAATAACTTCAGTATAAAATAATAATATGTCAACATTTCAATGGGCAATCCCACAAGATTCAATGGTAACTGCTAAAAGTATAGATGGTTTATCAGATGTAGTAGTAACAGTAAATGCTTACAGAGAAATTAGTGATGAAACAACTTCAACACAGATTCCTGTATGCGTAGGCTTAACTCCACCAACAGAAGGCTTTATCCCTTATGCTGACCTTACTCAAGAGATTGTAGAGGGTTGGTTAAACGCAGGAACAGATGTAGTAGCTTTAGATGCTGAACTAGCTATTCAATTAGATAATATAATTAACCCTAAGACAGTAGTCTTACCTAATCCATTTTAAGTTATATTTGTAAAAAATAACTACTATGATAAATCTATCTGAAGAAAACGTAAAAGCTCTTGAAGCTTATCTATTGGATGTTCCATTTAAGTATGCGAACCCAATCCTACAATTATTAGGAAAATTAAACCAGGAGCAGAATCCACAAGTTCCTGAAGCAGAAGTTGTGGAAGGATAATGAAATTCCTTAAAGACAACATCTTGTTTATAGCCGTAATACTCCTTGTGTTATGGCTATATTTTTTACTAAAACCTACCTACTTACCTAGAATTGGTAAGCAATTTGACACTTCTCAGTACAAAAAGATAGTAGAGATACACGATACTACGTACAAAACATTGTACGTTAATACGTACAAGAAGGGGAATGATATACCATTCTATATCATTGACTCTGTACAGATACCTGTACACGATACTTTATACGTACTAAACGATTATATGCGTATTAAAGTCTTTTCTGATACTATTAAAAAAGATTCTAATATCTTTGTAGTGAATGATACTATCAGCCAAAATAGGATTATTTCAAGGGGTTTCAAAGCCAATTTAACCGAAAAGACCATCATTTTAAGAGAGTTCTACGCTAGTAAACCGACTAATACCCTTTATTGGGGCATTAGAGGCTCATACAGCCCACTTAATGGCTTGGAAGTACTAAGTCCTTCCTTGATGCTAGGTGTCAAAAATAAGGCTCTAATAGGCTTTAGCGTAGATATTAACAAAAATTATAATATTGGATACTCAGGTAGTATCTACTTTAAAATAGGTAAATAATGAATTTCTTTAGAAAGATGGTTTCAGAAGACAAAGAGGTATCCTCTAAAAGAGTGGCAGGGATATTCGCTTTAGTAAATGGTGTAGTTCTAGCTTACTTATCTATTAAATATGATATTAAAGAATGGTCATTTAATGGCCTTCTTACATTCTCAGGTATAGCCTTAGGATTAACAACAATTAATCAAATCTTTGAAAAAAAGCCTAATGCATAGTATCACAGATTCTACTGAAATTTCTTCAGTTGGTTTAGCTTCTACAGCTATATCGTGGCTATCCTTTATGGAAGTCGTAAAGGTTAGTCCTTATACTCAACTTATCGTTAATATCTTGTCCATAATATGGTTGTCATTACAAATATATAACTTCGTTAAAACGAAGATTATAAAAAGTAAAAAATGAAACTATCTCAGCACTTTGATTTATCAGAGTTTACTAGAAGCGAATCAGCCAAAAGAGAAGGGCTTGACAATACTCCCACACCAGAACATTTAGAAAACATAAAGATACTTTGTGAAAAGGTACTTGAGCCGATAAGATTACGTTTCGGCTCAATCAATATCTCTAGTGGATACAGGGGCAAATTACTCAATCATTTCATTGGAGGAGCCATTAATTCAGACCATTGCGTGGGCCGTGCGGCTGATATTGATATGGATGATGTATGTACAGGAGTTACTAATAAAGAAATATTTGAATATATCAAAGACAATTTAGAATTTGACCAAGTTATAAATGAGTATAACTACTCTTGGGTTCACGTTGGGTATAGACAAGGAGCAAATAGGAAGCAAGTATTAAAAGCTGTGAAAGAGAAAGGTAAAACAGTTTACCAAGTTATTAAGTAGAAACCAAAACCAATTAATATGGCTAAAACCAAAAATGTGGGTATAATAGGCGATACCCATTTTCCATTCTGCCATCCTAAGTACCTAGACTTTTGTTATGAGGTATTCAACAAGTTCCAATGTTCTGAAATCGTTCACATCGGTGATGAAGTAGACAATCACGCAATATCGTTTCACGAGACTAATCCTAATGGCGAGTCAGCTTCTAAGGAGGCTATTATGGCTATGCAACAGCTTAACATTTGGTACAAGAGATTCCCTAATGTAAAAGTCTGTATTGGTAACCACTCAGCCCTACATAAAAGAAAGGCCATAGCGAACGGATTACCTGAACGTTTTATTAAATCCTATGAAGATGCTTGGGAAGCTCCTAAGGGCTGGAAATGGGCCTTAGAATGGGAAATAGATGGTGTTCTATATACGCACGGCACAGGATCATCAGGACAAGCTGGTGCCATCAATAGAGCAAGAGATGCTCGTCAATCAACAGTCATTGGCCACATCCACTCCTTCGGTGGTGTGCTTTATAGTAGCTCAGATAAGGATATGATATTCGGTATGAATGTCGGTTGTGGTATAGATATTAACGCTTACGCAATGGAATATTCACGACCTTTCCCCAAACGACCAACATTAGGTTGTGGAGTTGTTTTAGATAACGGAAGAATTGCTATATTCGTACCTATGCCTCTAGGAAGTAAAATAATAAGACTACCTAGAAAGTAAACATTTAACAAACTCACTTTAGACAATTAACAAATAAGTGTGTATCATATTGATAATCAATAAGGTATGCACTTTTTATTTCTATAATAATTAAAACGTAAATTTGTATGGGCGAACAACATCCTGATGAAGTAATTAAAGCACTAAAATTAGAGCAGAAATTATTAGAAGACAGACTGAAAGATGTAGCAATGAAATTAAGATTAATCATTATTAAAGAGAGTGCAAGAGATGTTACTGCAAATCGAACAGCTTACGGAAGATGATAGCTATGATTTAGAAGAATGTACCGAACAAAGTAATGCTTGGATTAATATTCATTTAGTTGAATCAGTAACAGAAGATGATGAAGATAAAGATAGATGTTATGTCTATATGCAATCCCAAGACTTCTTCTATGTGAATGAGAGCTCAGACTCTTTTATCAAAAGGTATCAAGAGGCCTTATTCGGAACCGTTATAACAAGGTTCTACGACAAAACAAATAGGCAGACATAAGAAGCTCTCTCATAGTTGGTGGTTTTTGGTTTACCTACTCCTTAAAAAAGAGTAGGTTTTTTTATGTACAAAAAAGCCCCTCGTAGAAACGAGAGGCTTACCTTTATTTCAAAAAAACACACAAACTATTTATTTTTATATTCTTGTACAGCAAAGGTTAGTATAGTAACCAATGTTAAAACATACAAGCATCTTGTAATCCAATGCCATTCAAGTGGGTTAAATTCATTTACTATAAAAGCAAATGGTAAATAAACTCCGAATAACAAAATTAATAAATTAATTACAATTTCTTTGATATTTGTTCTCATAAGAATAAGTTAAAATGGCAAGTCTTTTTTAGGTTTGCCGTCAGCTACCCAAGTATCAAGCTCGATATAGAAACCTGCTTCACCTGGTTTAGCATCCTTTTTGTTTTTAATAAGAATGTTAGCCCAACCGTTATTAGTTGCTGCAAAGTCATTCATTTTCTTTAAATCATCAGGGCCGAAAGATACTTTCTTAAACTCCCCAAATGCTGTCTTCATTGTGAAAGACCTTCCAAGGAAAATCTTCTCTTTAGTTACTGCCATTGTTTTTTGTTTTATTTATTAAATACTATTGCTCTTTGTTTCAGGCTTTGCAGCTGCTAAAATTTCTTTTAGCTTAGGCCTATGTTTCATATCTATTGCAAAGTCAATTAAGACTTGTTGTAAAAAGTCAAAAGTTTCCTGTGAGAAAACATCTTTGTTTTTCTTCAATGTTTTAGCCACTTTTAATTCCTTGTTTTCTAATTCTAATTCTTCCATTTTGTTTTGTTTTATATATATTTCCATTTATAACCACCTGCGTGATTATAGTTTACATTATTGTTACAGCATAGTGATATGCTTGAAAAATTTACACCAGTAAGCTTATAAGCCTCCCTAGTTGATCCGAATAGGCAAATTAGTTCATTTGTTTTTAAATCAAATTGGCCAACTTCTTTAGACCTATGACTTTTATAACCACTTTTGCCACTAATTTTTTCTATAGTTTTTTTGGAGTGTTTAAAGTTTATAGAACCCTTACCACCATCTGTTAAATTAACAAGCCTTCCTGTACCTAAATCTAATCTACCCAAATCAATAATTAACCCATATTCTATTATACAAGCCATTTCATAACTAATGCCTGTAAACAAAATATCAATCTCATATCCATATTTATTACAAATATTTTGCCAATGAGTATTTCTATTTTTTTTAGAGTAAGCTCTTTTTATATCAATTCCTATTCCTATATAAAATACAGAATTATCGTCTTTCCTTCTATGTTGGTATACTATTGCCATTATCTTCCTTGTCCCCTATATTTTTTAGGTTTACCCTCGTGTTTATTAAATGATTTCTTTGCTTTACCTTCTTTACGCTTTCCGAAGCTCACCTTTCTCGAATCTCCAGTCTTCGTTTTCGCCATCTCTATATATTTTTACTTGTATTGTTTCATCTCTTACCTGTTGACAAAGCATTGCAGTCCCTCCTGCCATTGCTAACTCTTCTAAGAATACCATTTGATCTGCTGACATTCTATCGCCAATCGCTTTAATCTCACAGCATACAAAGTATCCATACTTTTTATTGTAACCAATAATGTCAGGAACTCCTTTTCTACCTATGAAGGCCCTACCTCTAACAGCTAGGTTATTGTTCCTCCATACTTCATTGCCACCATCCTTTAAAAAGTCTAACATCATCTTTGTTAATTCACTTGCTGATTGGTATGCCATTACCAAAATTACAATATATTATTAATATATTACTTAAGATGTACACGAGCAATTAAAAGATGGAGTCAAGTCTGTTAAATCTTGGCCCTTAAATAAATCATTTTGTGCCATCATTAATAAGTGCTTATAAGTCGTATCCTGAAAGTAAGTATGCCCCCCCCCTTTCAGTTTACTTAATTCTTCATCTTCTATCCATTCATCAGCTAATTTAGGATAGCTTCTAAGAATATTTATTATCGCATTCTTACCTTTAAGAAAACATAAAGTACAATTACCTAAGATAGCAGGTATTTCTAAGGTATAAGGTTTTTTACTCCAATAGTCATTTACTTTAGCCTTATCTATTCCTGCATCATATAAAGGGAATCTTGGGTGTATGTAAGCTTGTCTTTGTTCATATCCTTTTACTCTGCGTTCTTCGTCTGACCTAAAGCCTACTAACCATTCATAATTTTGTTTGCCATAGTTTTTTCTTAAATATCTCTTGGCTGTTTTTATCTTCAGCTCTAAAGTGCAAGACCTTTTGACTCTATTAGGTATATGTTTCCATTTATTATGCTCAAGCATACCTCTAAATCCACCTTCGTATTGTACTCTAATAACAGGAATATTTTCGTGGGCCTCAAAGTCATTAATAAACTTATAAGTCTTACTATGCTCTCTACCTGTATCTGCAAATATTACTAAGTCACCTTCACGATAATTTAAAATTGTCATTAAAGCACTTGTCTTTCCCCCACTAAAATTAATTACTCTTTTCATTTTGTTGATTTAGTACCAGCGTATAAGTTCTGTCGTTGGCATCTTCACATATTTTATTTTATCCTTTACTTTTATCTCACCTATTCTCCAATATCTTCTAGCCTTTACTCGTAAAAACTCTGCTCTTATAAATACTATTCTATCTCTTAGGTCTAAGTTAAAAGCAAAGAACTCTACTCTTTCATCTGATATACCACTAGGCTGACCATCGTTCTCATACTCTAGCAAAAAATAACCTTTCTTTAAGGCTTCTGTTTGATGTATAACTAAAACCTTAGTACTCTTAGCAAATATTCTAATAGCTTGGTAAGTACCATCTACAGCCTTAGCAGCTTCTATCTCAAAACGTCTCCTGTTTCTAGGCCCCTTGCGTTGCATAAACTAAATTAGTTTTATTGCTGATTTGCCCTCTTAACATTTGAGCTAAATGGCTTTTATTTAATCCATATACTAAAGATGCCTCTTTTACTGAATTATAATAGATGCCACTTTCTATATTTATAACAATCTTGTTATTAATTGTTTTTCTACTAGCAATTTTTAGACCATTTTTATAAGCGTGTTTTTGGTTTTCTGAACTTGTAACCCATTCTAAATTGCTTATATGGTTATTTTTTTTATTTCCATCCTTATGATTAACATATTTATATTCATTTAAGTTATCTAAATAAGTTAATGCTACTAAACGATGAACAAGCAATTTTGTTTCTTTTTTATTTTTATACAAACCAACCAAAAAATAACCTTGCCTATGCAATGACGTTCTTTTTACTGAATTTGTATAATCACTATAAATAACTCCATATTCTGTTATTTTATAGTTTTCATAACCTGGTATCTGTTTCATATATTTTAATTTATCTATTTCTATAGCCCTTGGACATAAAAGTTTTCTATTGGTAAACTTTACATTATTTTTTTAGCTAAACTAATATGCAAATAACCTACTAATTTTTTTACTAATGTATTATTATTAAATGTTGTTGTATATGGCATAAAGTCTAGCACCCAATCAGGTTCAGTTATTTTTTGTAGGTCAAATGAGTAAATACCTTTTGGAGTTGAATTTATATACCAAGAGTCAAGTTTAATTAGTTTATCATATTTCATCTTTTCAATTAATAAATCGTCATAATGCACATTTCTACATTTTAACTCAAAATGTGCTTTATAATAGTTTGAATAACAATCGTAGTAACTAAATTCTTCGGTTTGTTCTAAATCAGGCACTAAGGTTTTTATTAATTCAAATAATTCTTTCTCTATCATATTTATAATAAACTATAATCTTGGAAGGTCATTGTTTCAGGTAAAAATCTTAATGCTAGGTTTTTAGTGGCTCCGTGTCTATTCTTCTCAACCTTACAAACTACTAAATCACTTGGAGAATATTCTCTACCACCAATCTCTACTGACTCAATTTGTTCATAGTAGCCTGGTCGCATAAGCATTATCACAGCATCAGCATCTTGTTCTATTGATCCTGATTCTCTAAGGTCAGATAACTGAGGCATCTTATCGGCTCGTTCTTCTACTCTTCGTGATAATTGGGATAGGGCGATAATAGGTACTTCCAACTCTTTGGCAAGTGCTTTTAGGCTCCTACTAATGTAGGATACCTCTTGCTCTCGGTTTTGGTTTGACTTGCCAGTACCACTCATAAGTTGAAGGTAATCGATAAAGATAATCTTTATGCCATACTTCTGTTTAAGAATAGTTGCTTTGGCTCGTAGCTGGGTTACACTAATACCGCCCATATCCTCTATGTAGATGGGGGAAGTAAGTATCTTGTCGTCAGTTCGCATTAAGTGAACTTTTTCGTTATCGGTCAGTAAATTCATTCTAAGACGTTTTAAGGGCAGTTCAGAGCTAATTGACTCTAACCTTTCAACTAACTGATTGGAGCTCATTTCGAGGCTAAAAATGGCCGTAGCGATGCCTCCTTGGATTGCTATGTGATAGATACTAGAAAGCATAAATGCAGTCTTACCCATTCCTGGTCTAGCAGCTATGATAACAAAGTCAGGATCTACCCAACCGCAAAGGGTGTTATTAAGCTCCATAAAGCCTGTGTTTATGCCTAGTAACTGACCACTAACAGCAGCATCACGACCTTCATTTAGCTGCATAATAATTTGGTCTATAGTCTTTTCGTATATATTTCCGAACTCTTGTAGTCCCATAAGTTGTTTACTAAAGGTAGCTAGGGTATCATCAGTAGATTCAGCACCATCAAAGGCCGATACCTCCATTAGTCGGCCAAAGGTTGCTAACTTTCTACGCTTGTATAATTCTATAACTACCTCTATGTGGGTGTTTAGGTGTGCAGTAGATACGACACTATTCGTAATCTTTGATAGGTATAAGGCCCCTACTTCTTCTGAGTGTTTATTATCTATAAGTCGTTGGAAAACAGTACTTAAGTCTATTTGTATGTTCTTATCATACATCTGCTTAATAGTTCTAAATATCAGTTGGTGCCTTAAATCGTAGAATATTTCTTCGTTTAAGTAGTTCACTACTAAAGGCAAAGCTCTTTTGTCTAGTAGGATTGAGCCTAGGATATTCTCTTCTAGCTCAAGGTTTTTAGGTAGGTTTATTACATCCATTATTTTAGTTTTATTTTAGTTGGTGTATTAGGTTCAAAGTTTTTACTATTCTTTATCCAGGTTCCTACTCTTCTAGCTATGTCAAAGAATTTTTGGTCTTGGTATCTCATCTTGCCTTTAGCATCTGCTTCAGTCCAATAGTCTAAAAATGATTGGTATTGGTTACCAAGTTTATCTTTATGGGATTCTATGGTATTAACAAAAGCTTCTTTATCCTTATATATTTTATTAGTATTATTAGTATCAATATATATGTTATTATAGGGTAAAGTTTCTTTACCACTTTCGGTAAAGTTTCTTGACTCATCAGGTAAAGTTTCTATACCAATGGTAAAGCTATTATCTTTCTTGTTGTATTCTAGTGTTTTATGGTCATTTAATAGCTTTGGAAATATCTCATTAGTAGCTCTTAGATGCCTTGTAACATCATTTTGCATTACTAAGCCCCTAGCAACAAGATTTTTTATTATTGTTATAATAGTTTGTTTAGATAGGTCAAGGTCTTTAGCCATATTCTCTCTAGATTTATAGCACCAATGAGATTCGTTGTTTTGTAATTTGTAGATGCTATCTAATACACAATACTCATTACAAGATAGATGTAGGGATTTGCGAATTGGATGAATTATTGTGGTGTAATACATAATAAAAAAAGCCCATCGGTTTTGCTAGAAGTACGAGTTCTAACGCCACCTAGGGCAGAAAGTTTTAATTGTTATCTCGTACATAACATTACAAATATACTAAAACAATTTTGGTTGAGATTGCACATCAAAAATCCTTTTATTAGCTATTTGTAAATATTCTGTACTCATTTCACTACCTATGAAGTTTCTATTGTTCATTATTGAATGAATAGCAGTAGTACCACTACCCATAAAAGGATCGTAAATTAAGCCACCCTCTGGACATCCAGCTAAAATAGGTTTAGTTATTAATTCGACATTATATGAAGCATAATGCTTTACAGAAGATGGTTTAGTTTTAATATCCCAAAAGTCACTAACATCGCCAGGATTTTTACCTAAAGGATTAAAAGAAACTGCTTTAATTCCAATTTTTTTATCATCGTGAGCTTTAGCACCTTCTTTATATTCGTGTCTTTTACCATCATTCCTCTTATCATTACCCCATATATGCTTATCCCTAATAGCATCTAAATCAAAATAATATTTCTTTGACTTAGTCATTAAAAAAATATACTCGTGTTTTTTAGCAAATCTATCATTTGTACTTTCTGGCATACCATTTCTTTTTGCCCATATAATATCATTTCTCATAATCCAACCTCTATCAATACAACCTATTGCAAATCGGTGTGGTATTAACATTAAGCATTTTGATATCCCTCTATTAACAATAGCTTCTCTTTCATTACCAAATCCAGCTCTGCCATTATTACTTGCTCTTGAATTATTGCCACCATATGTATCTCCTAAGTTAATCCAGCAAGTTCCAGTTGGTTTAAGAACTCTATAAATTTCGTCCATCATTTCCCATAAATGTTCAAGGTATTGTTCAAATGTAGGTTCTAACCCCCATTGTCCATCATAACCATAATCTCTTAATTGCCAATATGGTGGAGAAGTAATCACGCAATCCAAAAAATCATTTGGCATCTTTTTTAATGTTTCTAAACAGGGTTCGTTGTGTATTTGATTTATCATTATACTGTATTTTGATTTAAGATTCTAAAAGCCACTACTCTCTCTTTGTCTAAGTGCTTAATCATAAACTTCTTCCTAGCAATAGGGTTTAATGACTCTCTAATGCTCTGTGCTGTCACTTTAGACTTCCTACTAGCTGCTGCTATAGATTTAAAATGTATTTCTTCCTTGTTGTCTATAAACACCATTCTTACTGGTATATTATTCTCCATCCCCTTTATCTCTTGACTCATACGGTTTAAAATGGTTTTTTAGCCCTTTTATAAATTGTTTGTTATTATACTTAAACTCTCTTTTGACGAAGAACTCTTCATCGATTTCTCCTCCATCCATTGCGTTGGGATATACGAGAATGTCATCATCGTAAAAGTTCCTAACCATACCTGTGTCGTATAGTACGACTTTCCAAACTGTGTTTGTATCCGATCCGTAATCGATCCAGGCGATTGCTTTTCCGTACCCAATAGGAGTGTGAACATCGATAGTGTTTTTTAATTGATAAATCATTTTTTTAAATATTCTTTAATTTCTATAGCTACCATCGCACTACAATAGACAACAATAAAAAGAGGTAATGAAATAAAAAAGAATTTTATCATCCCTATTGTTTCTTTCATATTATTTCTTTAAGGATATTTTGAATGTGGTTGTAGATACTCTAGGTGCTGGATGTACCATCTCGCCAGTCTCAGGATCAACCATAGCAGTGTTGATAGTTCTTAGCATCTTTTCTCTTTCCTTAAGAGCATACTTAAGTGATTCTACCTCATTGTTAAGTTTAGTCCAAGCATAATCTTGGTCATAGATGTACTTAACACCTGATTCAATCTTAGTAACCTCGCTACCTAAGACATCAGCCTTACCACCAGGGTATTTAGCTAACTCATCGACAACTAAATCTCTAAGCTCACTACGAACTCCATCGAATAATTGTGCGATGGCATCCATACGAACTAGAGTTTCTAGTGGGCTATCGCCAGTTTCTTTAAAATGCTCTACAATAGTAGTCTTAATAAGGTCGTTATTAAACTTACTTGGTTCATAGGTAGACAGTTCTACCTTCGGTAAAAATATTTCTGTACTCATTATTTTTTTGTTTTAGATGTGAATGATTCTTTTTTAGACTTAAGCAACATTAGTAAAGCTTGGTCGCCATCTATGTATTGCTTGTATTGATAATACAAATCAACTAGTTCCTTATTTTTTGTACAAGCAGTAATTTGTTTTATTAATTCTACTCTATCAACTACTTCTTCTACTAACTCTTCTACTTCTACTTCCTGTACAAAAGATTTTTTGGGCTCATCCTTAGCCCTAGCATCTGCTTTCGCATCTGCAAAGTCCATCTCTTCAGCAGGTGTCGCCTCAAATCCAGCAGCTTTCATTAGCCAAGCAAGTAAGTTCCTATAAGCCTTACCAATCGCCCTTGTCTGTGCCATAGATAAAATAGCATATTCATCAAAGTATCTCTTAGTTTTTTCGGCATTCGAGCATAAGGCAATGCCTGTAGCAACGAGCTGACCTGTAGTAATATTGCGTACCTCACAAGTCGCCATATATTTAATAGCAGTTTCATTTGATAGGTCTTGAGTAGATGTAATAATTGGCATCAATCCTAGTGAAGCTCCAGCAAACTGCCATCCTTCCACATTAACGAATTGTTTACCTTGAATGTTAGACGATAAGCCTTTTTCTTTGATTAGCTTAGATAACTCTGTGCTTAGTTTAAGCATTGAGTCTTTGTTGATTAACTCATACGAAGGGCTAGTTGTTTGTAGCTGTTCCATAGTTTAGATTTTTTGGTTGTGTTTCAGTAAAATAATGTGCTTCTCTTGTTGGATACTTTTGCCATATAGACAAGATTGATTCCATTAATTCAAGATTGGCTTGTGAATAATTAATTTGGTGGATAATCTTAGCGATGAATAATCGCTTTTCAGAATCATCCCATTGTGCGAATTGACTTAGCATACTTTATGTGTTTTTTGGTTGGTAAATTAAGTTTGAGTAAGAATCTAATCTCATCGAATTGCTCGGCATAGATGTCATTAGTCTTTAGGTCTTGTTGGTGCATTCTTAATCCGTGAAGGACAGTTGTATGGTCACGAAAAAATAACCTGCCTATTGAAGCTACTGTGGCCCCTACATAGGTCTTAAGAATGGCATAGCACATATTTCTAGTAAGCACTAGAATGCGTGATCTATCTTTAGATAAAGCATCTTTGTATTTTACATTCATTTCTTGGCAGACAAACTGAATAATAGCTTCTCTATCAGGTTGTTCGATATTGATTAGTCCAGGCATAGTGTAGTAGTGTATTTTATTCGGTGAAATCATAAATTTGGTTTTTTAATTCTTCTATCTTCTTGCGATAGAAAGCTTCTACAATCTCAATCATTTCTTCATCAGCCTTAGCTAATCTTGTACGAACCTTGTATGGTGTGTAACCTGTTAACTCACAAATCTTTTTTATATCGCCATACTTAAGTAAGGCACGATAGTCTCTAATCAGCATTTTTTAGTTTTTTATATAGTTTATAATGTCGGTCAATGGAACGCATAGCTCCCTCAATCGATGTGAAATAATCACCTCTCCAATAGTAGAATTTATCTAGGGGTTTTTTGGAATCCCAATGGATAAACATACCACGATAGATGTAATCTTTTTTAATCCTTTCGCCATCAACGACTATGATAAAATAGTCCTTAAGGCCTTTTTGTTTTAGTTGAGCTGGTGTAGGGTGCATACTTATTCAATTGTTGAGTAAATAGTTTCTTTAACTTGAAGATTAGGCTTAGTTTGTATGCCACTTGCAACGGCAATAAATCTATCGTAAGCTTTTTGTTCGTTATCGGATATAGTATGATCTACATACATACCATCTTTTTCAGTCCAGTATCTAACCTGTCCAGTCATTGGATTTAGTTCTTCAATGAATTCAAATTTAGTCATATTATTGGGTTTTTTGGTTTACTTTATTAAGTTTTTGGTGTCTTTGGAAATAGCTTTGGACTCCACTTGAATTGATTTGTGACTGCATATTCTCATAATACACAGGGTCAAGGAAAGTTTTTGCTTGGTAGTTGTAATAGACTTGCTCTCCAGGTGAGAAGTTTTTGCCAGTTAGACTGCATCTGCAATCGTACTTGACGGTGATTAATTCAAAGCTCATAGATGGGGTTTTTGTTTTGTTTGACGAAATTAAGGGTTTTTTCTTATTGTTAAGGATTTTTAGCGGGTTTTTTGTTAAGGTAATCATAAAAGATTTTTGTCTATACAAAAGGTTTTTGGCCCAAGGGGATTTTTAGGCATAGGTATCCAATGGGTTTTTTGTGGGTTTTTTGGGCATAGTTATGCTATGCCTTTTCAAGCCCATTTTAAACCTTTGAATGATCCAGGGTTTTGATCTGTTTTATTTTGCCTCGTGCTCTTCGCTCCTGATTTGCCTTATTTTATTTTCT